GAGCAAAGCGAAGGTGACTTCTTGTGCTGACATGGTTGGCATTCCGGTGGAGGTTTCATTCAATGGAAGCACTCTGCATTCATGGCGCATTCTTGAGGAGGTGCTATGACACAAGATGAAATCATTAAGATGTTGCGGAATTCTGGGGCCATTGTCACCCCGATTGGTTTTGTTACTGAGCCGCCAACTTTGACTGTGGTAGATGTAATGGAACGCTTTGCCAAGCTAGTAGCACAGCACACGCTTTCTAACATTGACCCAAGCAATTTCATGTCGTACCAAGAAGGCATGAAAGCAGGGCGTTTAGCCGAGCGTGAGGCGTGTGCAAAGGTGTGTGATTCGCTTGAGGAGCAGTGCGAAAAACTTCTTGTGCCTGACGAGAAATGGCCGACACCATCTGACTGCGCCAACATCATCCGAGCAAGGGGACAAGCATGACCCCAATAGCATGGTACGACCCAAGCAACGGCATGGTAAGTACAGATCAAGACTGCCCTTTGTTTACACCACTGGGTCAGGTGTGGGGTTTGTATCCGGAGCGGGAATGGATAGGGCTGACAGATGAGGAGATTTTGGTTAAGTGTGAATCTGTGCCTGACTACGACATTGGCAATCATGACCTGATTCAATTTGCCAAAGCCATTGAAGCTAAACTCAAGGAGAAGAATACATGACGTTAACTGAGATACGGCAATATTTTTCCGACAAAGGCATTAGTCAGCGGGAAGTTGGCAGGTTCATTGGCGTAGATGATAGAACGATACGTCGTTGGTTTTCTGAAGAAGGCAGTTGGCCTAAGCTTTTTGAACTGGCGATAGAAGCTGATATGTTTGATGTTGACCATTACCCTCTGGAGCGCATCAAAAACAGATTAAAAATAAGGGGAAGAACACATGACTGACTGGACTAAAGAAGAAGACGAAGCCTTTAACGAGGTTGAGAAGCATAGCAACCTTGGCAAGCAGATTCTGCGTGACATTGAGGGTCAACCTTACCACTTTGATCTTTACGTTTCACCTTCACAGAGAAACGAAGTACTAGAAGAGGTTGCTAAGGAGTTTGATGCCATGATCGCCTTTGGTGACACAGCGGCATCATTTGCAGTATTTGTAAGGAATATGAAGAAGTGAACGGATTTGTAAGACAACAATTAGATTTAAAAGGTATGCAGCCCAGCCTGCACCAGTTTAAACAATGTGATAAATGCACGCAGCAGAAACCACCAGAAGGCGGCATCCAGATGGGTTTAAACAAATGGTACTGCGCCGGTTGCTGGACTTTACGAGCAACACGGAGACCAAAGAATGCCTAGACCTAAACCACCGTCAACACTCAAACATCGGTACATTAGGATGTCTGATGTTGAATGGTTGATGTTTCAAGAGTTGGGTGGCGCAGAATGGCTACGTAAGTTTGTCAGGAAGAAGGCAACACTACCAATCAACCACTACGAAAAACAGGCTGAAGATGAACGAATGCAAAAAAGAATACTGTGAGTTCATAGGCAGTAAAGCCTTTGAAGATGACGACGGATGGAGCTACGAAGTTTGGCAGGCAGCCCAGCAGGCTGTGTTTAAACGCCTAGCAAAGAGGTTCATGGCTTATGGCGACATCGATTACACCGGTAAAGAGATAGCCAACTACATCCGGTTTTTGTCTGAGCAAGATGTACAGAAATAGAAAACTGCTTGACCTTGTGAGGGAATCACCATGTCAGATCTGCGGGGCGCAGGATGGCACGGTGGTTGCCGCTCATTCAAACCAACAACGGGATGGCAAGGGAATGGGACTCAAGGCCCACGACTACAGAATTGCGGCACTGTGCTACACCTGCCATGCCAAGATTGACCAAGGCTATGAATGGACCAAGGACGCTAAGTTCAAAGCTTGGGATGAAGCCCATCGCAGAACCATTGGATGGCTCTTTGAGGGGGGTCATCTTACTGTGCAATAGTTTTCTTAATTTCTCGGATGTTAGATGTCATTGCAATCTGAGCTTGCGTGATGGCTGATAGCGTATCTCGCTTGTCTTCAGCAGACATGTCTGACGATCTGATTTGGATAACCGCTTCACGTAACGTTTTCATTTGTTTCTCTACGCTACTAATGTAGTTGCGTATACCAAACAAGTGAGCGTTCTTTTCAACATAGTCAGCCATGTCTTCCACGTTTCCTGTGCGCTCCATGAGATTGACGGTTCTTACAACCTCATCTACGGAGTTCTTCAGGTCATAGTAAGCGGTGACAGTTCCTTTGGCTTCCTTGTCCACAATGAATCGTTTGATCACGGGCATCTGTTCAAAGCGCTTGGCTGGCTTAGGTGAGTCGCCATTACTAAACAGGACTGCATCAATCAGGTCAATCGCATACATACCAAGAGATCCTGTGTAGCCCTTCATAATGTGATCCACAATGATTGGGGACTCACCCAAAATTCCACCCAGTCTCTTAGCGGCTTCTGAGGTATTGGGAGCCATTTGGTATTCTTTGGCTACGTTCTCCATACCCTGTCCCACAATAGGACGCATTGTGAAGAACGAGTAGTTTGTACGAGCCTCAACAAAAGGCAGGACGGTCTGAGGGATTGGGTTAAACGCAAATGTATTAATCAAGTTGCGTTTAAACGAGTCAGCCATATCCTTGCCGGTGTCGCTACCAAATGCGTATTCAAGAATACGTTCCGGAACAACTTTAAACAGGACACCAACCTCAAAAGGAATTGGGATACGGATACCTGCTGACGGGAACAACCAATTGTTATCCCTTGTCTCTTGCTCTTGGTTTAGATATTCCTCTTCGTCATGGGTCAGGAACCAATACATGGACGTAAGAGCCATGAGAGTTGCACCACGGATAAAGAACGACTTCTGAATAGCGGCGGCATCTGCAGTAGCCATCTTTCCAAAGGCGGCACGGTAGAACACATCCAAGCCCTGCATACGAGCGTTAAGGAATGGCACAGCCGCAGTCAGAATACGAACAATGGCAAGGTTACCTTTACGGTTGAAGTTCATCACTTCCATTGCACGGAAGATAGCTTCTGCTTCATTGCCTGTCTTCTCTAAAGTGGCTTTGTAGACTGCCATGCGGGTAGCGGCATCAGATGCTTCTGTACCCTTTTCCAGACCGCGCCAGAGGCTTGTAAATGGCTTGAGAGCCTTCTCTGTACCAGTCTGAGTTCCTGTGGCTCTGCGTAGGCTTTCACCCAAGATAACACCGCTGTTCTCAACACCAGCGGCAAACTCATAACCACCAACCACACCCGCATTACGCAGGGCAATGTAGATAGGATCATTGCCGCCAATAGCCCTGCCAAAGTTAGCAATGGTAGAGGCGATAGGTGTCATCTTTGCACCGCTGGTAACCCACGCAGACAATGAGTCACGCATCAAGTTAGCCATCATAAAGCCGGGATCTTTAGTCACCAAGTTACGGAGCAGATTTGCTGGCGCAGCAAAGAAACTTAGGAATGGCAATTCTGGTAGGTTTAAACTCTTGACGGCATCAATGAACAACTGATCTGCTACGTCGTAAGAAACAGGTTTACCGTTCTCCAAGACTGTGACAACGCCGGGGGCGTAGGACACATCTTGACGCTTCTGGGCAACGTTTAAATACATAGCCTGACCAATAGCACGTTGAGCCGCAGTGTTCTTCATTCCTGATTGGATAATGGACTGCGTGTTACGGACAATGGTTTCTAGGAAGTCAGCAAAAGGAACGTCTTGTCCTTCTTTCAAACCCTTAAGCTTCTTAGGAGGAGTAACTCCTGAGATGTTTTGGAACAGTCTAGGACCGACAGTCGTTTCACCATCTATCTGACGATAGAAGGGAATGTAGTCAGAGTACTTCATAAACTCTGCGGCCTTCTCAGGCGACAGAACTCCAGTAGAAACTGCGTACTTCATCAGGCCGTTGTTGTACTTAATCCAGTCTTCCTGCACCTGTTTAAACTCAGGATATTTAACCAGAAGTTCTTTGGCGTAATCTATCTCAGCCTTTGTGTAGGTGTGATCTGTGCCGTTAGCTAACAGACGAGAACCCCGCAGAGAACCAGCCCAGAATTGATAGGTTTGATAGATACGAGGATCACCAATCTTAGCCAAAGGCATGAGGATTTCTAGGACACCCTTCTCGCCATTAGCATTGCTGATTGTTGTGTAGCCTTTGTTAAAGACAGGGATGCCACCTTTACCTTCAATACCGCAAGCCATAGTTGCAATAGCGGCGGCATTGTCTGACATCAAGGCGGCAGATTCTGCGCTTGAGTCAGCAAGCAGAGCGGCTCCACCCATACGCTTGGCAACTTCCTTGTCATACACACCAAGTTGGTTATATCGGTTTAGGAATTGTTGGCGCAGCGCATCTACGCTCTGTGGTTTAAACGCATTAATAATGCGCTCAAAGAAACCTTCTTGCTCACGGCCCGGGGCAATGCGGTTAATACTAGAGTTGATAGCCGCACCGTTAGGCAGTGTGCTAACTTCGTTTTGAACGTTTCGCAGACTATAACGGATGTCTTTAGATTCGCTGTAATCACCAAGGTTGCCTGTAGCTGACTTAACTTGGTTAGCGTCAAAGACTGCAAGGTTCTTTCTTCCACCTTCTAAAACATAGAAGGAATCAAAACCCGCATCTTTAATTGCTTGTTGAATATCTGCGTTCTCAATAATAGACCAGATGCCATTCTTAATGGCAGTCTCAGGCAGACTTCCACTCTCATTGCGGCTGTCTAACAATGCCTTATATGTTCTACGAATTTCTTCAATGCTGTCTTGGTTTTCGTAGTCAAACGGTTTCTCAGCACGTACCCACAAAGGATAGATGTATGGCTTGCCTTGCGCCTTGCCGAGGCGTTTAAGAGAGGCAAAGAACTCAGCATCATTTGGATTGGTGCTGACAAAAATAGGCTTACGCTCAGAGAAGATGTTGAACTCATTTGGCGACCCATGATAGGCAACCATTGGGCGACCTTCTTCTTTGAATATGCTTTTACCAAACCAGCGTTTAAACTCTGGTGTTGTTGGCGGAGCTTTCTTGTAGGCAGCATTCTCTGCGGCTTCGGGAGAGCGATAGAAAGACTTGAGGCTTTTCTTGCTTTCTTCTATACTTGACTCTTTAGAGGAGGCAGGTATGTTTAAAGTTCCTGAAGGCGCTAAGGTTTGGGCACTAGATGCCACACCAATTTTAGAACTCAAAGATGGCTCAGTAGTCTTTGCCGCTAGACCAGACATCTCTGTGCCACCAGAAACATTTGCCAAGGCAGAACCTGCCGATGAAGGCGATATGGCATTCTGGGCAAAACGATACGCCTGACCATAAAGATCACGAGACAGGTCATCAAGCATGGCCTTCTTTGGATCTCCATCTACCAAGTTACGGCTCATTGCATAAAGCACATGACCGCTGGTCTTGGCCTTGATCATCTCAGGAATGTTTAGTTGAATTTCAACAGCAAGACCGTTAGGTAATCTAACGTTCATCAAAATGTCCCGATAGCCTGTGTCCTGTGGATTTGTAAAGCGATCCTTTACACGCAGAACTTGCGGGAACTTCTTCTTGATTAACTCAAGCGCAGGTTGAATCTGACTCTCGCTATTGACAACGATGGTTGCACGTAGCAAGTCCATGATGTCAGAACCTTTTGGATTGCCAGCAATACCATCTTCAGTCTCAAGAATAAGCTTCTCTGCGGCTCTTCCCAAACCTTTAAGTCCGGGGATACGTGCCTCGCCATCTACTTCAGCGGCAATGTCTCTAATCTGTTTATCAAATTTAGGCTTGATTGCATTTGCCTTGTTGACATAAGGCATCAATGCTTGTTCAGCCTTAGCACGTTGCTCGGGCGTGACGCTTAAATTCTTAGGCTTCTCGGTGTATGTATTGAGAACCTCTTGAATTTTGTAGAGAGTGCCATCACTGATAATCCCACGCAGATTTTCAGACTTCTGCGCGGCTTCAGTTGTGAGGGGAAGACTTAGCTTTCTTCTTCCTCTTTGGGAGGCGGGTTCTCCGAGTTCTGCTTGGAGTTGTCGAGTGGCTTCATCCCGAAGAACACGACTCCGCTCCCGAACAATTCCTCTTTCTCCTCTGGGGTCATCTGACGGATTGGCATAGTTGTAACTTTCTTTTTCAGGGAATGCGGAATAAACATCTCCAACGGAAATATTGTAATCACCCTTTAGTTGATCATCAATCAATGATGCCAACTCATTAGAATCAACGTTGGAATAATTCAACAGAATCATCTTGCCGTTCATGGTGGTTTGACCACCAATAGGCGTTTCTCCATCAACCTTGATCTTACGAAGTTCTTGATAGATCTTGTCAATCTTGGCTGGGTCTTGCGTGTTTAAATCAACAGTGATGGCGCTGACTTTGTCTAAGCCTTTTGCTGGCTTAGGCGAAATAACCATCATGCTGTCTTGAGACAAAGCAAAGCCAATGAACTTGGAGATCTCTACGGAGTCACCAGAATTAAGGAATAAAGCAAATGATGGGTTGGTGTCATCCATATAACTACCAACTTGCGGGGCGATGTATCCATCTACATCAAAGTCAGCCATAGCCTTGCGCACAATGCTGCGTGCAATCTTTTCGCTAATGTTTAAACGAGTAGCTTGGTCTAAATTTCTCCACCGGTTGCTCAGTTCAACATTGTTGGGATCTGGCGCAACCTCAAAAACAACTTTCTTGCGGCGTGGCGCTTCACGCTCTTGCTCGATTACTGTTTTTGTTCTGTACTTTTCAAGGAACTCTTCCCGTTGTTGAGCTTCAAGCGGGCCAATTCTGTAAGGTTGTGTGCCAGCTGCTTGAGTTCTTTTGGCGACTGGCGCATTAGCCAATCGTTGTGTTGTTCTTGATCCAGATTTTGCTGCTGCGCTAAGTTGTCCTGCATCATATCCCTCCTTTGTGAGAATCTTTTCCATTGCTCCTGCGTAGCTTTGACTTGTTACACGCAGTCTTACGCCAAGAGCCTTGTACAACTCTTGTTCAGGATACCAAATAGCCGCTTGCAAAGAAGCAGGCGGTACTCGCTTACCGTATTTTTCTTCAACCATGTCCACCATTTGACGGACAACATCACGCAAGTTTCTGCGTTCTGAACCACTGGCTGGCGCATCTCTGGGCTTATCTAATGAGTTAATCATTGACTCTGCCGCACCGACCAGCTTTGATTTTTCTTTTGTTTTGTCGTTGTATCCAGCGCGATTAACTTTGTAGTCACGCTCATGCGCACTCTTAACTTTACGCGCCAAAGCCTCAGCCGCATCATCATCTGTCTTTGCGGCTTCTACATCTGCGTCATTAAACTGATTGGCAAAGACGCCATTGTCGCCTTTAATGTTTAAAGCATTTCTAAATTTACCAAGCTGTTCTTTGTAAAGCTCGGGATCAAAATCTTTTAAGTTGCCAGTCAAACGACCAATGGTTCGCATAAACCACATGTCCATTGTTGTTGGCTCAAAGTTACCGTTTAAATTGGAATAGAAACCAAATCCAATCTTCGGCCCAAAGACGGAAGAGCCTAGAACCTTCTCATCTTTTAGTTCTCCCTTGATGTCAAAGCCAGCACTGCGCATTTCATCAACAGTGAACTCTGTCTCAAGGAACTGACGCATAAGGTCTGGCCCCATGTCAGTCAGTAAAGCGTTAGCTAACTTAAAGTTGCTAACCATTGCGCCTTGATCAGCACCTTGGCCTATCTCTGGGAAACGTTTGTTAATTCTAAAAGAGTCATAGACTTTCATTGCAAACGCAAGATTGTCTTCAACGTTTAAACCCTGAGATGTAATAGCCATTCCAACCCGGAAGGCTGATCGAGCATTTGGATCTGTATTGAGTTCTGGGTACTTAAGACCAGCCATACCCAATGTCTTGTTAATGACCGAGTCATACCACTCAAGGTTAGCGCCACCAGAACGGATAGCCGCCATAGCCTCAATTGTCATCAATCTAGCAAGAGTCTTTCTGTCTTCCGGCTTTTCTGTATCAAGTAAAGGCAAGCCTGACTGACGACGTAAATCTTGCAAATGTTGAACAACAGCAGGCAACCTACCAATATCTGGGCCTTCAAACTGCTCAATGCCAGCTTTTCCGGTTTGATAAAGCAAAGATGTGGAAGCAAGCTCTTCGGGAGTTACTTCCATCTCATCAATGATGTCGTTTAAAACCTTTTCATACTTAGGCTGTATGGCGGGGTTAAGCATTCCATACTTTTCAGTCTTAAGAGCCATCTTAGACTCGCCACCAACGGTCGGAGCAGTACCCTTAAGCTCACCCTTCTCAATCTTGGCAAAGACATCCTTGTAAGTTTGGAAGCCTTGACCAGTTAAATAACTACGCAAGGCAGAGAAGAAATTACGCAACTTATTTAAGAGCGCAGTCAGCATTCCGGGAGGCGCTTTGGTTGCATCAAAGTCACCAAATGCATCGGCAATGGCCTCTTCAATCAGGTCTTCTTCGGTCAAACCATCTTTACTAGCAATGCCGGGAGTTTTGTAGGCTTCGTAACGGCTGATGACCTTGCCATCGTCAGTACGATAGCTCTTATCCTTAAGGTACTTCTGCACCCATTCTTTACGAGCCTGACGCTCCAACGCAGACCACTGCTGGGGAGTGAAGAACCCCAGCTCTTTCAAGGCGTGGATAGCTTCATGGCGCAGGGTTTGAATAGGTTTTTCTGCGCTCAGTGCAATTTGAATAAGTTTTGCTTGGTAGGAGCCTTCAGCGCCACCCTCAATAGCATCAACAATCTTGAGGCCAACATCCTTTAAACCAAACTTGGTAAGCAGGGCTGGAAGCTCTACTTTCAACCTGTCCAGTTTGTCTTGTTGCTCAGGCGTTACCGCTGTTGCAGGAGCGCCCGTAACCGGCAATGCTGCTCTGCGTTGTATCTCTGCGTTTACACGCTGCTGTAACGCGGGCGAGCGCTTCTTGGCCAGCTCCTGAAGGTCTGTATCGGATAGATCCTCAAAGATGGCTTGTTCGGCCTCTTCACGGGTCTGTTTCACCGTCTGAATGCCTTCGCCTTTACGCACTACGTAAGACTTAGGTTTAACCTTTGTAACGCCAATAGGAGCAACAGACAAGGGAGTTTGGTAAGACTCTTTCCTAGCCTTCAACTCGGCAATACGGGGGAATGCTTCATCAGTTACTTTTTGGTAAGCATCCTGTGCCGCCTTAAATTCTGGAGTACTGCGGTTGCCTGCAAGGATAAGTCTTTGGACTTCCTTCTCAGCCTTGCTTATCTTGGCTTCTTCGGCTTTAAGAGATTCATCAATGCTCTTAATTTCTTCTGCGGTCAGCTTGTTTAAACCTTCAACCTGTTGGTCGGCAGATTCTTTGGTTGTATGTTCGTCCAAAACCTCATCGCCACGTCTAACTTCATAGGAGGTAGCCTGCTCCTGCTCTGCACCAACTTCTTCAGAAATGCCGTATCCAGTAGGTGTAGTACGTGAGGGGACACTAACTTTTTTGTTTTTGGTAACAACATCACCCTTACGAGCGGCATCATTAATCAAAGCATTTACAGCAGAACCCTTAAGTCCTGTGGCTGTTTCTATTGCGTTTGTAACATCTTTAAAACCTAGCTCATCTGTGCCAAGCTCATCCATCTTGGTGTTTAAACTATCAATAGCCTGCGTAAACTGCTGCGGCGTGTAGTTTGTAGCGTTTAAACCTTCTGGCAGCGACTGCGTGGATGTAAATCCGGGCAGCTTTGCAAGCGCAGTAACAGCCGCATGGAGTTGTGGCTGAGACATCTGAGCAGGATCACTGACACCAGTTGTCCTAACAAGGAAGTCCTCAAAGCCCTGCGTACCTGTTTCAACGTTCTTGGCTTGAGCAGCTTCAATGATCTGCGTGGGCGTGTAAACCTCATTGGTGTAGCCGGTCTTCGCTGCAATTATTGCGTTTAAACTTGCAGACTCTGCTGCTTTGTCTTTTCCCGGCAGCGCATCAACAATGTCATCTAGACTAAAAGAAGTGAGTGCTGGCTTACCTGTATCAATACGGTGTTGCTCAACAACTTTAAATAAATCTGCACCAAGATCATCAGCAGTCAACATTCCCAGTGGGTTCTGGGTCATGCTTAACTCATCGTTAATCTTCTTTTGGTTGGCTGCAATCTCTTCTTGCTGTTGTTTCTGGTATTCCTGCTGGCCTTTAAATTCATCCTGCACGTACTGCTGACGCATCTCTTTTAACTTAAGAGGAGATGCTCCAGCACCCAATATGCCACCTACTAATGCGTCATTTATAGCGTTGGCTAATACACCTTGGGTTAAATCTCTTTCAACACCAGCTTGGTTAAGTGCAACGTTTGTACCGACAGTGCTAACCGCAGACTGAAGAGCTTCAGGCAAAGCTTCAGCTGCCGTGCTTCTACCAATAGCTTGCGCTACTGTTGGCTCAGGCAACTTTAATGATGGGCCTTTGACTTCAGGTAGTTTCTTGCCTATACGACCAACAAGCGATTCAACGCCTAGTCCACCAGCAAGAGCGCCAGCCGCACCGCCAGCAAGTTGACGTGGTGCATTCTCTAAAGAGTATTCTGCGGCTTTCTGAGCCAAACGTTCCGCTTCTTCTTCAGGTATCTTTCTATCAAGCAACTCACGCTTGACAGTCTCGTAGTCTTGGCCTTTCTGACCACCGACACCCATCATTGCGCCAACAGTAGATGCAGGGAGAGAGGAGGCAACTTTGGCGGCAGTACTGGCTGATACACCTAGCGAAGTTAATCGAGCGGCGGCGGCAGGCACAGCGGCTGCAGGCATTAACGCAGTTCCAAGAACCATAGGAACTATTGAGCCAGCACCCTGTGCAAGGGTCTGTAATGGAGCTTCAGCAAAGCCGCCAAGGACAGCTTTAATTTCTTCTAATGTATTGCCTTCAGCTTTCTTCTTAATCTCTTGGCGGCGCAGGATCTCAGCTTGACGCTCGGGAGTCATTGCCTCGCCAGCGGCTTGCTGGAGGCTAGTTAAGCCTTTAGAGACAACGTTACCAGCACCAGCTACGTCGGTAACTGCTTGCGCACCACCGCCTACACCCTGACCAAAAGACAGGGCTAAATCTTTAAGGGAAAAACCCGCAGGCTTAGCTTCTTGCTCAGGTTTTTGAAAAACTTGTTGAGAAATGAGGTTCTGCGCCTGCTCTGGTGAGAGGCCAGCCGGAACTTCAAATCTAGCAATCCGGCCATCCGGCATCTCAAAACGTGCGATTGGCATAGAAACAACCTTATTTTTCGTAACCCAAGAATTTTACTTGCCCTGTACCTTGTGCGCTAGTGGGTAATGTATCAATACCAGCACCTGAACCTTGACGTTGCAGATATTCTCTAACTTCTTTGTCCCTAGCAGCTTTCATCTCAATATACTTGGGATTTTTAGGGTTCAAAGACAAAGCTTCAAGTAATCCATACTTCTTGTCAATGTCTGCAATACCTTTTTCAATGTTTTTCCGGCGAGTAACATCCGCAGATTCCATTGTTCCTGCAGCCCCAATTTCTGCGGCTCTTTGCATAGCTTGCTCAAGAGTCATCTTCTTGGTTGGGTCAGCAGCCATCAAGGCCATAGCACGGCTCATCAAGTTATCACGATTCTGAGCGCCAATCTGAGCGGCACGAATGTTACTCTGACGGTTCTTCTCATTCTCCACAGCTTGTGCGGCAATCCTCTTAGCTTCATCGTCAGATGCATTAACAGACTTAGCGGCATCAAATGCCTTCTTAAAGATTTCATCACGCTCTTTAGAGGTCATGTCAAACATGCTCTTCTTTTCGGCAAACTCAGCTTCAGACTTCTTAGCACCCAACTCAAGGATTTTGTCCATAAGTTCATTTTGCTTGCCTTCACGAGCAAGTTGAAGTTGTCTTTGACGAGCAGCGCCTATAGCGCCTGATTCAGCAGATGAGCGTCCACCGCCTAGAGCAATTTGCTCTAAGTACTCCATTGTTGCGTCAAAACCTGTTTTAGGAGCGTTTAGTTTTTGTTTGCGTGCTTCAAGTTCTGCGGCTGTCTTGTCAAAAATAGACAGGTCACGATTACCAACTTCTCTCATGTAACGATTACGCAGTTCCTGAGCTTTGGCTTCAGGATCTTGGTTCATCATGTCAGTAAGCTTTTTATAAGCAGCACTTACAGAAGGAATGTTGGCTAAGTCTTTTAAGCCGCCGGGCATAGGCGCATTGTCTGCGTTTACACGAGTCTGCGCATTAATATTGGCTTTTGGAGGTGCTGGTGGAGGAGGAGGCGTGCCGGGCTGCGCTCTAAAACCTGCATCTGCTGCGTTAAGTTGACTGCGTATAGCTGCTGGATCAGTTGCCACTACAGCGTTTTTTTGACGATCTTGTTCTGCAACTTTAACTTCTCTTTCAGTTGGCTTACGCAACATATCTGTAAATGGAGTTGGGCTAAATCTAAATTTATTACCAACTTGATCATCTGATTGAGTATTAACTTCTTTTCCAGTTAATGCACTACCAATACGGTTTAAGAAACGTTCTAATCCAGAACCTGCATTTGCGGCCAAGTTGTAACCAGCGGCTATAGGTAACTGCGCAATATCCCCTGCAGCGGCTAAAGGCTCTAATAGTGCTCTGCGATCTTCTTCACGTTGGCGAGCTTTCTTTTCTTCTTCTGTTTCTTTAACTTTGTTGCCCGTGCTAAACCCAATAATTCCACCTTCAGCATATCCCTCACCCACGTTAGATTCCAATGAATCTAAACCTTGTGCTTGCATCGGAGGACGGGGAATTCCGGGAGGAACTATGTTTGGCTGTCCGTTCTTGCGTTGTTGCTCCTGCGCCTGTTGCACCATAAGAGCTTGCAATGCCTGACGGGCACGCTCTTGTACGTCTTCAGCAACGGTAGGCATGTTGGTAGGAATCTGAAGAGCCTGTTGGATGCCCATGTTCTGACGACCCTGACTAAGGTCATAAGCAGCCATAAGCTGACGCAGATCCTGTGGAATCCCGCCATTCTTTTTCTTATCTGCTTCAACCTTTGCGTTTAAAGGCTCAGGATTACCCTTGTACGCAGATGCAATTTGATTAACAGTTGGTTGTGTAAACATTTATATGTCTTTCAAACAGGGAATCCAAGATTCTTTAACAAATTATTTAAAGTGGTAGAGCCTTGAGCAAATTTAGTCAGGTTACTAGGCTGACTCATTTGATAGCTTTGAGCCGCCAATGGCAAACCGCTAAGTAACGATTGTTGGAATTGAACCATCTTATAAGGGTTTGCCCTAGCTTCTTCAAACGCAGCCTTATCTGCCGCAATACCTTCAGCCTCAATGCCACGCTGTTGAGCGCCAAGAGCTGCTTGTTGTTGCAGGTTAGCCAAGCCCAATTGACCACTAGAGATGCCCAAATCACCTTGAGCTTTTGCAGCTTGAAGGCCAGTCTGAAGACCTTGCAGTCCCAAGTTAGCACCAAACTGTCTAGACTGTTCTTGTTGTCTTGCCGCATCCAGAGCTGCGCTGATGTTTCCTTGACCAGCAGTAAGTCCAGCTTGTTGGTTAGCCAAAGCCGCCTGTAGATTTTGTGCGCCAGCAGTGGTGGCCGCCTGCAAGCCTTGGCTTGCACCAAACTGACGAGATGCCTCTTCAGCTTGACGACCAGCCAAACCATATTGAGCCGCAGACTGAGCGCCAGTCATGGCTTGTTGTTGGTTAAACTGACGGGCAGCTTCTTGAGCTTGCTGGGCAGACATTCCATACTGAGCCATCATCTGAGCCGCAGTCATAGACTGACCAGCACCAAATTGTTTGGATTGCTCAGAAGCCTGCTGAGCCTGCATATTACGGGCTTGGTCAGCGTTGAATTGACTCATGGCGTTCTGGAACGCTGTGTCGTAGCCTTTACCAGTAATATTTGCTAAGTTAGTACCAAGGTTACGTTGGTTCTCAGCGGCAAGAATAGCACCACGGCCACCACCAAAAGCACCGGCACGGGTCATTGCGGCTTTGTTTGCTTGCTCTGTAATCTGCGATTGACGGCGAGCTTCTTCCAGTTGGGGGTTCAGCGAAGCTTGCAAGTACGGGTTCATGTACTGCTGGGCTTGCTCTCCACCAAATGTGCCAGATGTAAACGCTGTATTTTGATACTGACCGGGAGCTTGGAATTGGTTTGTAAAGTTAGTAGCAGCCGACTGTTCTGGTGCTTTGAACTGATTGCCAAATGTAGCGCCCTGATAGGCAGATGGGGCTTGGAATGTTGAGGAAACATTTTGCGCCGCCAACTTATCATACTGCGGAGCACCAGATGGTGAATAGCTTATGCCTTGAGCTTTAGAAGCAATATCACCAGCAGTTTGTGCGGCTGTACCAACACTAGCGGGAACTGCCAGATTAGCCGCAGTACCAAATGCTTGTTGCTGTAAGTTAGATGCACCAGCAGTCAATGGACCGCCGTATTCTTGATACGGCATCTCGGACAAAGCCTTGCCTTTACCAAGCATGTCAGTGACATACTCGCCCGCCCAGTTAGAAAGGTTGGACTCAGCGCCAGTAATGCCTTGACTGGCGTTTTTATCAGCGGTAACCAAACTCGGGGTTTGACCAGAAAACTTTTTAATCTCGCCGCCAGCGGCATAAGCCAGACCACCGGGCATGAACTTGTCAGGATTAATTTTCTTGCCTTGTTTTTTGTTTCCTGTACGGGCCTTGCGAATCTTGTCCATCATGCTGTAGAGTTTTTTTGCACCAGCATCGGAATTACCATTACCCAAATGCGACACAACATCGGCAGGAATAACAAACTCACCATGACTAAGTGCCGCTGGTTGTTCTTTGCCAATTCGTGCTGGAATTTTGTCGGCCATGCCATCAGTCCCGCCTCGTAAATATCTACCTTCGGCCATGCCGCCTTCGGCGTATCTTTCCCTTCCTTGCATATTTTCAGGCGTGTCATACTCACGAAGTGCGGCTCTTGGTGTATTTATGGCTTGCACGTCTTTTATAAGTTGCTGCGCTGCTGGATCTGTAGACGTAGTATTACCAACCAAAGAAGCTAAACCGCCGCCGATTGGGGATGAACCTTGGGGTGTAAACGTTACATCACCACCGTAACGAGTTCCTCCTGCACCGGGACGACGACCAGCAGGGGGCGCAGTAACCATACTGCGTGTTGCAGTGTATTTAGGAATGCCGCCTTGGTATCCAGAAGATGAAGATGAAGGAGTAGTTGAGCCAAGTATGCCTGCTACACCGCCACCTAGAACGCCAAGTTTACGAAGGTCTATCCCACCCTTATCGTTGCCAAACAAAGACTTAAGGATGCCGCCTAGTTTGCTTGTATCTATATTAGGAAGGGTTCCGCCGTAAGTTGGGTCAAATACAGACTCATCACCGCCGCCCATAACAGAGGATAACGCGCCACCATAAGTTGGATCAAATACAGATTCGTCGTCCCCTCCGGAACTAGGCAGCATATTTAAGTTAATAAAATCTTCTAAGGTCATAATTATTTCCTTTGTGCGGTGTTCTCACCAGCGGGTGTTAAATCAATAGTTGACCCAAACAAATCTTCCATCAATTTTATATGGGCATAAGGGTCTTGCATAGGGGCTTGTTGCACTGGGGCTTGCTGTCCAATTAAAAGTGCCAGCAAACCTGATAAGTCCATATCAGACGAACGTGATGCAGGGGCACGGGTTGTTGGGGTTTTGGCCGGAGCTTTAGGTGCTGGGGCTACGCCGGGGGTAGTTGGCGCTGGGGTTGATGTAGTTGGCGGTCTATTGCCAACAATCTCCAGTTCGCCGCCGTCGTCAATTGGCGTAGGCATAAAGTCATCGTCCGTTGGCAGGTAGCTAGGTTCTTTGTTACCTGTGATGATAAGTCTCTCTAAATCTGATATCTCAGGATTTTTAATGGGTGTGGCTGGAAAGTCATTGTCCGTTGGCAAGTAAGCGGGTGGGCGATTACCAACAATTTCAACTCTATTAGAGTCGGCCACGGGAAGCGGTAGGAGAGGCTCACCTGCATCTTCAAGATTCCTGAAAATGTCCTCGGACACACCTTTGCCAACCGTATCACGATTGCCGGTAATAACAAGCCGCTCTAAATCTGTAATAGGCGCTTTGTATGGCTCTAATGATTTAATAAACTCTTCTATGTTTGCAGGCTCTTGTTGAACCGTCATTTCTTCTTTTGGACGGTCGCCCGTTACTACTAACTCGGAAAGTTTTTCTGCTGGAGTCAGCGAGGGGAGTTCACCCGCATTTTCAAGATTGCTAGAAATGTCTCCAGACATACCCCTGCCGACAGTGTCACGGTTGCCGGTAATAATCATCTCATTATTGGCGTTAACCATATTGAGAATGTCGTCGTTGCTTAGCCCGCTATCAGACGGTCTATCGATTGTTTTGATGCCAATCGACTTTAAGAAATCATCAGCCTCATCAACCTGCGGTTCAGGGGTAAAAGATCTTGTAGCTGACGACGGCCCATACATGCGCTCAAGGTCTTCAATTGCTCTTTGCGTATTTGCATCTTCCTCGTCAGGGGAAATTTGTGACCGACTAATAGCTGCGTTAAGTCTATTTTCTATGAGTTGTGTTTGCTCTTCTGGGCTAAGCGGGTCTTCTGTTTGCAAATCTGCGCTGGACTTTGTTGGTGAACTTCCACCGGATCCTGACATTGCATCCATGCCGTAAAGCATCATGGTTAAAGGATCACCACTCTCAATTGCTTTAACTGCGCCAATGGTTTTGGAAATATCTTTAAGATCTACTCCGCCAATGTTAGTTACCCCACCAAGATTAGCGCCAGAAAAAGCAATAGCCAATGGGTCGCCGCTCTTTACGGCGCTTGCAAATCTGGCTGCGTTGGCGACATCGGCCATCCCACTGATACCAGCCATGTTGCCAAGACCAGCAGCGCCCGCAATTGCGCCCAACACATTACCTTGTTTGGCTGCGATTAGAGAGTTTAAACCTGCGGCAAAAGGCTGCAGACCGGGAACAAATGATGCAAGTGTTAATAACGGGGCAATCTTGCCAATGTCGCTACTAGATGCGCCTTGTGTGTAAAAAATAGGGTTGCCTTGGGCATCAAACTGTACGCCGTACCCAGTGTTTCCTTTACCTTCGTAGGTTCCACCAAAGAAATTACCTGTCTGGCGTTCTGTGTATGTGTTTGGAACGGCTTGACCTGTTTCTTTATTACCATAGGTTTGCTCAGTTACAGTCTGATAGATTGGTTCACCTGTCTCTTCGTATCCTTGGATCTTTTGGACTTGTCGAGTTATTGGGCCAAACTGCTTGATGTCAGTAATTCCGATACCAGCCAAAATCTTAGCCATATCTTCAGCATTTTTTTCAGCTGAGCCATAGCCCGCGCCACTCCACTTTGATGTGTCGCTTGAGCCAAGAATCTGCTTAGTTAAAGAACCAAGCACCTCGGGTGCTGGCCCTGCTGGTTTAGCGGGTTGTTCAGGCTGAGTTGGTTGAGGAGTTGGTGCTGGCGTAACGCGAGTCGGCTCAGTAACATCTTGCACAAATCTTTCAAGTGGCTCTTCAACATCTTCAATGATGTCAGATTTTGGATTACTGGGTGCGAATGGAAGCGGCTCAGCTACTGGTTGAGCAGCGGGTTGAGTTGGCGTAGGAGGAGGCTCAGTAATATCTTGTACAAATTTTTCAAGCGGCTCTTCAACGACAATGTTATTTAAACCTCTAAAAGGTTCATACGCTGGAGCTGCTTCAGCAACGGGCTGTGCTATTGGTTGAGCGGCGGGTTCTGTTTTATCGTTAAAAAACTGAGCGTAGTTAAACGGCTCTTCAACATCCTCAATGATGCCACTTGAACTATTAAAGGGTGCATACACTGGAGCTGGTTCAGCTATTGGTTGAGCAGTGGGTTGTGTTGGCTTAAAGTAATCCTCAAACTGCTGAGCAAAATAATTAACTTCAGGCGCAGCGGGTTCTTGGGACGCAAGTAATGCTGCAACAGGATCTATCTGGGGCGCAGCGGGTTGCGGTGTTGCTTGAACAAAAGGTTGTGGGGGGCGGATGATATTTGTTAAAAATTCTTCCTGAGAAGGACCATCCATCCCGAAGCCACCGTCTTCAAAGTCGTATCTAATTAAACCAAGGTCGCGATCAAATCTTGCCATGTTTTTTCCTTAAGGCAGGGCCGACACAAACGACATAGTTGCCACTACCGACTGCGTAGACGGCTTAGTAGGCGTACCGGAAGCGGCAAGATGTTGGATGGTTACGGCAACATTAGGCACAGACCAATAGATTTCTATGTACTGACCCGCCGTCATACTTAGAAAATAGTTCCAGCCAACAATTGCGTGTCCATCCGTTCCTGCGTGTCTGTTTGGAATAGATACAAAGCCAGTTGACCCCGGTATATCTACCCCGCTTTGTTTTAACCAGATGTAAACATCTTGAAAGGCAGTGTCTGTGTTTTGAAACTGGGCACTAAACTGTAGGTTGTAAATACCAGCAGTTGCTACAGTAATTTTAGAACTGCTGATGCTGACACCGTTGGCAAAATCGGTGGTATTCAGTGTCATCAACGTAGCTGTATTGGCTACTGCTGTCTGATCCTGATCGCTGGAAAACGCGCCATACGGAACCGACAAAGTTTGAAGCTGGTTAAGTATGCTTTCTAACCGGTTAAAGTACAGACGCAAAATGTTATTGAGTTGGTTCTGGTACTGCTCGTTATATACCGGCGTAGCAAACGGCAATGCAGGGGGCTGCACCCTTTGGAGTTCGTACTCTGATGTAACAATCAAGCTCATGAGTTACCTCTGCGGCCATCTTGTTTGATGTCAATGCGGGGGCTACCCAGCTGCCATGCACAACCTAATTGATTGGACTCGATCTTCATAATCATCTGACGGCCACGCACCCTGACGTATACCTGACCCGTAAACTCTTCAATCGGCACAGTGGCTGTTCTTACAATCGTAGCGTCCGAATTACCGCCTAAAGAGATTGGGCTGTTGTAGCCTGAACCAGAGTTCTGCATAGGGATCAACGTCATGGTCACTTGCGGGGAGGCAGTATCCGACCCACGGAACGTGATGTCAGGCACGATACGCCAGACAAACCCAAAGTGGTCGCCGTCATCAATGTCAAACTCAGTAGTCTCAATCACTGCATTAATTGGCAGGGTTGTACCTGTCTCATTGTCATCATTGCCCTGCTCATGGAACACAATGTTGTAGCTGTAGGTAGCCGCCATTGGATGCTGGCGCAACGCAGAGTCAAGCCACGCTGTACGGGCCATTGTTCCATACGCCCACACATCTTCTGCGTAGTTATAGGTAACGTATTTATCAATCGTAAACGAGTTGGCCGAGCAGTAGAAGAACCAGACTTCGTTAAAGCCTTCGTTGGTAGACGCAAAGATCTGAGCGGCCTGCTCTAAGTTAATGTCTTGGAAGATGTACTGACGCAAGTCACAACGCAACGTCTGTGTACGGCCATCGTATTTGTAGAACTTATCAATACCCATCCAGTAAGTCACACCAGACGCAATGGCGCACGCATTTGGACCAGCAATAGACAAGTTATCAGCCAATAACTGAGCGCCCCATACAGCTGGTGGGCCTTGGTACTGCATGGAATACAAAGCAGAATCTGTCCAAACCAATATCTCTTGGCGGGACTGTAAGGCCGTTACAATTTTAGACCCTCTAGACAGCTGTAAGCTACCAGCCTGATTGGTCGCAGCGGGAAACCATTCAAGGTAATCTTCTTGGTCAGACCAACGAATGAGCGTTGGGTTCTGGTCAGCCGAGCCGTAATCGTTACAGCCAAACGCAAACGTAAACCTAGATGAATCAGAAATCAGAATTAAGTTCTGAACTGTAGGAACAGAGCTAGCCCCTACCAAACTAGAAATCAAAACACCCCGTGTTGTCAATGACGTATTGGCTTTCCAGATGTATATTTGGCCTCCGTTAGGACCAAAGATTAAATCTTCACCAAAGTTAGCCTGACTCCAGATACGCATCTGGTTGGTTGATGCCGAACCAATACCCCACGTACCAGACCCCCATGCACCCGCGCCCCAGCCAACTAAAGGAATGGCAAACGCTGTACCAACGTTAACTTGGTATGCCGCTACGACAGCTGCCCCACCGCCCGTAGTTGTTGCGTTAGCCGCAGATGCCGCTGTAATTTCATATGTTGTTGTAGACGTACCAATAGTAGAGAGTTGATATTCCCCATTAAGGGTTAGTCCGGCAACAGCTGTAGCACCGCTAAAGGTTACAAAGTCACCATTGATATAACCGCCCGTAGCATCCGTTACAACTACTGTGGTTGAGCCTGATGTGGTAGCAAATGGGTTGTTAACAAGCGTTGCTGGGGTTTTGCGCAAGGGGGTGATGTCGTTGTACGCACCGCCAGACTCAATGTAGTACTTTAAATTTGTACCTACGCTCAGTAAGTTCTGCCCGCCCAGAGTTACCCAGTTCCACAAAGACCGGCAAACACCTTGGAATATCGTAGAAGAAATGCGTTGCCAGCCACCAATTTTCTCGGGTGTGCCTTGGCGAAACCTTATCTTGTCCGAAACATAGTAGCCATTCTCCGATGTGTATCGAGTGTTTTCTCTGTTTACACCGGCTTTCTGCTGAAGTTTCTTTAATGGCATGGGCAGTCCTAGGATAAAAACACGGCCCGCTCGTCAATACGGCGATTCTGTAGCCCTTTGAGAATTTTACCCCCCGCCATGCAATATTTCAACAACTCTTCTGCTGCACCGTCCATATCACCACGCAGTACCTTTTGACGCAGAGTAGAACGCTGGAGAGTGCCCAGTCCTACATTGAAAGCAAAAGATACCAATGCGTCAAACTGTCCTTGAGTAAGAGGCACAGGACAATAAGTAGCCACGCCTTTCTCAAACCGAGCAAGGTCTGCCCTAAGTATTGCATCGACTTCCTCCATTGAATGTTTACGCATGGCCTCTGGCGGTGGCACAAAGGCATCGCGCTGGTCTATCTTGAGCTTGCCTTGCTCTGGAAACATTACGTGCCCAACTCCCACAGTCCAGAGCTTGGCTGGGCATTTGTAGGGATTCTGCCTCACGCCCTCGTGATGGCGAATCATGTGGAGGCACTTGGCTGATATTTTCATTTGCCAAACGCCCGGCCACCAAAGTGGAAAGCAATGATGGAAGCAAACAACGCTTGGGTGTCAGAGTCCCACAGCATCTCTGCTAACTCTGTGAATGGCACATCACGGCTCCAGCCGTAGGCGAACAGACCAATGTCAATAAACAGTAGCAGGAAGAAGAAGCCGTATGTGATAACGGGACGAACAGAGGCTCGGAGGTTCTTCATCCATGTAGAAGTACCCTCGTTTAAACTTGTATCATGAGCGTAGATTGCCTGCATTTCAGCCTGCTGAGCGCCGATCAAAACCTGTGTCGTATTGGCTGCGCTTTCGGTTGCCAATTGTTCTGACTTGATGTGCTCAATCCGCTCTTGGGCTTCAAAGCCTGCTTTACGCAGTTCCAGCTCACGGGTAATCTGCATCTGGGCAAGGTTTAGCTCGTGTTTTTTGTCTGCACGGTCTTGAAAGAATTCCAGAATCTTGGGCAAACCACCCATCAGGAATGAGATTAGGGTTGATAGTAGTGTCAGCATAGCGATCCTTTACTGTTTGCTTTTACTCAACATATTACTTGCAATTTGCAACATACTTATAGCCTTGGTGATGTCTTTGGGTTCTTTATCCCAGCCCACCGTGATCTGCCCAACAAACCTGCCCTGCTCTGGAGGCACACTGACACGGCATCCAAAGGTAACGCCCTTCTCAATGTACCAAAGTCCAATCTCACTCTGAGCCACTGTGTATTCACTACAAGGAATCTCGTTAGCCATCAGTGCAATCACATCACGGTTATTGGACGCGCTCTGTGTAAACAGCCCTACATCCAGTCCATCGTGCGTTTTATCTCTGCCTTCTCGGGTGTACGCCCGAAACAGAACTCTTGTCCCAAACAGTGGATTAACCTTGAATATGGCTACCACCGTTGCGTCTGTGTTCTTAAACAGATGAGCCACAACATCCTCTGCCCGGTCTTCCGCAATCATTGGAAGCTTCTTGTTTTCTTTATAAGCCTCAAATAGAAACGACTGGTTCTGCCAAACAAAATACCCAGCAAACGCAAACACCGCCATGAGCAACAGAGCAAACAGTTTAAACGGGCTATCCACATAGGACAGCACCTTGCTCAATACGTCTGTTGGCTTTTCGTCACTCATAGACCAAACATTCCTAATACTTTTTTAGCAACATCGTCAGGCAAGAAGCGGAGCAGGCCAAGCACCCACCACGCAATACACAGCCTGACAAAGACTTTAAGGAAGAGGTCAAACTGTTTCTGGTACTCATTCACCGACCACACCCTGTCTTGGCACACAGTTCAGCCATCTCATTAAGCCCCCAGCCAATAGCACCTAAGAGCATCACGATCACAACAATCCCAACTGCCCATTCCATCTGCTCTTGCTCGGCTTCCTTGCGCTTCTTCTCTTCAGCCTTTAGCTCTGCCATCTCTCTGGCGTCATCTCTATCCATCTCAGCTTGCCGAGCCTTGGTTGCATTCCATACGTCTATGCGTCCCGCCTGCATGAACAGCATCTTTAGCTGTTCTTCAAACCGCTTGGCCTCATCCAAAGCCATCTCAATCTGTAGCGCCGCGCCAAGGTTAGATTTACCACCTGTACGCTTTGCTTGAAGCATTGCCTTGGTCGCGGTGCTCTTAGCGTCAAAAAGCCGCGCAATGGATGGAGCCAAGCCTGCTAGATCACTTGCGACCTTACTAGCCTTCTTGACTACGCTGATTGCGCTTTGTAGTCCTTCTAACGCTGTTATCGGGTCTATTGGGATCATAGGTACAACTCAAAACAAATTCCAGTAACCAAACAGCGGGGGCCGAAGCCCCCAGACAAGGTTACTTAGGTTCTACGTCCGACACCTTGGGTTCGGCCAGAGCTTGCTTCAGTAACTCAAAGAAGGCGTTGCGGCCTACGGTGAGTTGATCTACGTTAAATCGTGCTGAGTCTAGTTTGCGATCCAAATCTGCGACATGGTTCAACAGCGCTTGCTGCTGGGGTGTCAGGTCTTCAAACTGGTGCTCAACGCCATCGATTGTCACAGGGGTCTTTTCATTTTTTCCCATGATGTTTCCTTTTAATGTGCCACCAAGGTCGGGTGGTGGCTTCCCGTTATGCTGATGCGGCTTGCAATGGTGCTAGGTCTTTGGTCTTCCCAAGGACTTTATACCCATACTTCTCAGATTGTCCACGAAAAATTCTTGATCTAAGTGCCTGTCCTGATATTCCAAGATGTTCAGCAAGATCATTTATCGTTTTGTAGATTTTTCCATTGTATTCAACAGATTTTGCAAGCAGTGATTTTTCGCCACTAATTTTTTCTACAACTTCTGGTCGCTTCATAGACGAATTGACTGACATCCCAAGCCTAGCTTCAGCGGATTGTTTGCGTCCATACATAGGATTATCTGAACCATAAAGACCATAACGTGGGTGTTTTTCACCAGACATTTTGCCTTTTAACTTTTCAGAAATCAAATGCTTAGTTTCAACGGTATGACGATAGCCTTTTGTGCCACCGCAACCACCATCGGTTTTGTTTGCAAGGTTAATACCAAGCCTACGCAACTGGTCAATTCGCTCTTGCTCTACCAGAAATACAAGCTCCTCATCATTAGACTCGGCAATCAATCGACCTTCATATCCAGCCTTATTGACAATACCGTGCCAATGTTTGTTTCGCTTGTCTTTAGAGCGCACCCGACCGCCGCACCCTTTACCGACATAAAAGACGGTATTGGTGTCAAGCCGAATGTGCTCGTAGACGTAGAACATTACTTACCAGCGGCAATAGCGGCATTTAGCGGAGCCAAGTCTTGGCCCTGCATAAAGTCCTTGGCAACCATAATTTCTAAATGGGCAACGTTACGAGCAACAGTATCAGACCAGTCAGCATCTTCCATGCCTTCTGGTTTACCTGCGTTAATCAGGTTTACTGAGTCCATTGCAGCGCTGTAGTGCTGTGCAATTTGTTCGGGGGTTTGTGTTTCAATAGTCATGATTTTCCTTTAAAGGTTAGCGGCATCCAAACGTGCCTTGAGAGATTCAATGATTGCTTGTTGCTCTTGAATGGCTTTGACAAGAATTGCTTCTGTTTTTGCCCATCCGCTCAATGTTTTCATACCATCTGGTCTTTCACCAATAGCATCTGGATAAATTTCTTCAAACTCTTGAGCGATAAAACTAATTTGATGCCCACCACCTTCAGATGCAATGTAGTCAAATTCAACAGGACGCAACGCCATGATGTTTGCAAGCTGTGGGGGCAAGTCAACAATGTTTTCTTTCAAACGTCTATCAGACCAAGAAGTAAAAGTTGCTTGTGAAGCACCATTTGCTGTAATTACGCCTGAAGCCGTTCCTGTATTGTTAATCGTAAACCCAAGAAACCATTGACTTGTAGTGTTTGTAGACGAGTACTTATCAACCATTAAGGCAATACTGCCATCTGCCAATGATGGGCCGCCTGCAAATCGACCAGCTGGAACTGTATCATTTGAATATGAGTTAAAAGTTCCGTAGCTTGTAAACGATGCTGTTCCAACCAACATTTGACCGTTAGTATTAAAGATACCCCGTGGATTCCCATCCCCATCAGACAGCACGATGTAGTTGCTTGCTGTGCGAATGTCTAGGCCGCCTTGGTTGCCGTGAAATCCACCAATGATGGTATTTTTTGTTCCAGTTGTTACAAAATAGCCCGCTCCGACTGACGCATTTGTACAGCCGACAAAAGTGTTGCCAACCCCCGTTGTTGAATAACCAGCAGTCTGCCCAATAAAAGTGTTGTAACCAGCCGTGGTTGCGCTATATCCCGCCTGATAACCGACAGCCGTGTTGTAAGATGCTGTGGTGTTGAATTGCAGTGCCGTATGACCAAAAGCCACATTTTGACCACCAGTGGTGTTGGATACTAATGCCGCATGACCAAACGCTGAATTGCTTGTGCCAGTAGTGTTTGTAGCTAAAGCCGCATAACCAAAAGCATTGTTTGCTGATGCTGTGGTGTTATTTGTAAGTGTACCGACACCAAAAGCATTGTTGTATGAACCAGTGGTGTTTGCATACATTGACCCAAAATAAGAACCACCTAAATAAGTTCCAACTGCCGTATTAGCAACGCCAGATGTGTTGAGTTGCATAGCAGTGGAGCCTACTGCGGTATTTCCTGCGCCCGTATTGTTGCGAAGCGCACTGCCGCCAATTGCAACAATGTTGTCAGCAGTATTATTAAGACCAGCTTGAGCGCCTACTGTGGTGTTGCCACTATTGGTGGTATTGGTATATCCAGCTTGATAGCCCAAAGCTACGTTGGATATGCCAGTAGTATTGCTATATCCCGCCTGATAACCAACAGCGGTGTTGTTAGAGGCTGTGGTGTTGGTTTGTAGGGCTTGTGCGCCTAATGCCGTGTTATTTGTACCAGTAGTATTGTTGTATAAAGCATAAGCACCAAATCCAGCACTCCAAGATGAAGTTGTATTGTTTCTTAATGCGCCATATCCCATACCAGTATTGTCAGCACCAGTAGTGTTAAGGTATAAGGATTGATACCCAACAGCGGTGTTTTCTGATGCTGTGGTGTTGGAAGAAAGTGCTGCGATACCTACAGCGGTGTTGCTAGAACCTGTTGTGTTAAATGTAAGAGCCGCATAATTTGTTCCAGTTGTATAACCACCAACCGCCACGTTTCCAGTTCCAGTTGTATTAGCAACTAAAGCTTGCGAACCAAACGCTGTAATTAGGCCGGTGGTATTAGAATAACCTGCTTGATAACCAACAGCGGTGTTGTAGGATGCTGTGGTGTTGGACTGAAGTGCAGATTGACCGACAGCAGTGTTGTAATCACCAGTAGTGTTTGCATACAAAGATACAGCACCCAAAGCAGTGTTTGATGTGCCTGTAGTGTTAAAGCGTAGAGTTTCTCTACCTACCGCCACTCCGTTTGTGCCAGTTGTGTTGGCATAGGCGGCTTGATAACCTACAGCAGTGTTGTTAGAGGCTGTTGTGTTGCTGTAAAGCGCTTGTTCTCCAATTGCTGTATTGCTTCCACCTGTTGTATTTGAGCGAGCCGCATTAGTTCCAAAGAAGGCGTTATACAAACCAGTTGTGTTGCTATATCCAGCCTGACCACCAAAGGCGGCAAGGTTAGCGCCAGTTGTATTGCTATATCCAGCCTGATAACCAACGGCAGTATTTTGGTTTGCTGTGGTGTTGAAGCGCAAAGCGCCATGACCTAAAGCCGTGTTAAAAGTGCCGGTTGTGTTAAATTGAAGTGCTGTGTAACCAAGTGATGAGTTAAGAAAACCTGTTGTATTAGAACCCATTGCCGCACGACCAATGGCTGTATTTTGATAGCCTGTTGTATTAGCCGCAAAAGCCCCTAAACCAAAAGCAGAATTGTCATCGCCAGTTGTATTTGCGTATCCCGCTTGATGACCGACAGCTACGTTATTTGTACCAGTCGTATTTGCGTATAACGCCTGATAGCCAACAGCGGTGTTAAATGATGCGGTGGTGTTTGAGCCAAGAGCGCCATTACCAAGTGCAGTGTTGTTAGAGCCTGTGGTGTTAACGGCTAATGCAGAATTGTATGTAGCGCCATCCCCAGCACCAATAGCAAGATTACTTGCGCCAGTTGTATTGTTATATAAAACATTCCAACCAACAGCAGTGTTATAACCGCCCGTAGTATTTGACCGTAATGCGCCCGAACCAATTGCGGTTAAATAAATTCCGGTGGTGTTTGTCAAGGCGGCTTGATAACCAACAGCCGTGTTAAATGAGGCTGTGGTGTTGGAGAAAAGCGCTGAATAACCAACAGCGGTATTGTTTTCAGCAGTAGTGCTTGCGTTCAAAGACCCCCAGCCAATTGCGGTGTTTAAACTGCCAGTAGTGTTTGCTATTAAAGCTGAACGACCTACTACTGTATTGCTATTTCCAGTTGTGTTTGCTTTGAGTGATTCAACCCCTACAGCGGTATTTGCAATACCAGTTGTGTTTGCAAATCCTGATTGCCGCCCAATAAAGGTGTTGTTATTGCCAGTAGTATTACTGAAACCAGCTTGATAACCAAATGCGTCTAATGTTGCACCAGTGGTGTTTGAATACCCAGCCTGAAAACCAATCGCAGTATTGTTACCCGCTGTGGTGTTGGCTTGGAGGGCTTGCACACCCAATGCAGAATTGTTTGCACCAGTTGTATTAGATAAAAGCGCATGAAACCCAGAAGCTGTATTACTGCCACCTGTAGTATTTAACGCAAGAGCGTTTCTTCCAGTAGCGGTATTAGACGAACCTGATGTATTTGTAAGAAGTGCTTGTTGACCAATAGCGGTGTTTTCAGTACCAGTATTTGAACCAGCCAAAGCACTAGCACCCACCGCAGTATTGGTAGACACAGCACCTGCACCACGACCAACAGTCAGACCATAAACAGTCAAATCAGTACCAGAGTACAACAGGTTAGCAGAATCAACCAACGCACCGCCTGTGCTTGCGTAAACCACGCGACCCGAAGTCAAGCCCGAATCAGCAAGGTCAGCAACCGTCAGGCGTGTGCCGTTAAACACCATGTTGGCAGAGTCAACCAGCAAACCGCTGGTGCTTGCGTATGGCACACGAGTAGCAGTCAAAGAGTTAACGGTCAGATTGCCCGTCACTGTTAGGTTTGTAAATGTGCCCGAGCCAGAAGTGTTACTCACCTTCACAAAGTCAGAGCCGTTCCATGCACAAACAGCAGACTCACCGGCAACAATAGTCACACCAGTCGTTGGGCCAGCACCTACCAACTTGACAGAGAAGCCGCCTGTAGTGGCGTTGATAACCGTATAAATCTTTGACTGGGCTGGCGCTGTAACCGTACGCAATGCCGTACGTGCACCTGAGAACAAGAGGATAGCTTGACGAGCCGTATTTGCAGCGCCTGTGGTTGTGGTCAGTGTGACATCAGTATCCACGCTGACGTTGGTTGTACCCGCAACAGAGGTGTCGAGAAGAGATGTAATGCTGTTGTTTACAGTGTCACCCCAAGTGCCGCTCAATTCGCCTGTGACTGGAAGTGCCAGACCTAAGAGTGATGTATATGCTGTAGTCATGTTTTAAACCTCAAGTTACAATTTCTTCCCATTCGGGAGTTTGTGTTGTTGCGACTGTAGTCCAAGTGGGTGTCTGCGAATTGCTGATATTTTGCCAGTTTGCGTCTTGGCTGTCATCTATTGGTTTCCAATATACCGCAATTACATCACCAACTGCACCCGTTGCCGCAACACCTGTCAAAGCTTTAATGCGCTCTGCCACCGTCATCGTGCCTACCGCGCCCGTAGTACCAACACCAGTCAGTGCAATTGAGCGATCAGCCGTTACAGAACCAACTTCACCTATCGCAGTGTTTGGTAGCAGAGGAACAATCACTTGCCCTGCAAGTCCCATAGCGGCAACGCCACTCAGAGCAACCGATGCCGACTGAACAACCGTGCCTACCGCGCCTGTACCTGCAACGCCTGTTATGGCTTTGCTTCTGTCTGGGCTAACCGTGCCAACTGCGCCAGAGGCCAATACGCCTGACAGGGCAACAGTGGATGAATTAACAACCGAGCCAACCGCGCCTGTAGCCGCTACACCCGAAAGATCAACGGCCTTGCTCTGAACAACTGTACCAACTGCGCCCGATGCGGCTACGCCTGTGAGGGCTACAAAAACTTCAATACCAACTGTGCCAACTTCACCTGTCGCTACATCACCCTGCTCGGGAATAATGATCGACTCTGTGACATCCCCAACTGCGCCCGATGCGGCTACGCCCGTAAGAGCGACTGTGCGATCAGCCGTGACAGAGCCAACCGCACCAGAAGCGGCAACGCCTGTTGCATCGAGAGTACCGCCCCAGCCATTACTCCCCCACGCGCCGTCGCCCCAGCCGAGAGACATGGCTTACCTTTTAGGTTGTGGACAAGCGCAGCAAAGCGGTTGTTGTGGTGTTGGAAGGCATGGTCAGAGTGAACGTACCAGCCGTGATGGTCTGAGAGCCGAATGTATGAACAGACACCGCCTTGTCAGACTGGCTGCTGTTATAGATCAACACGCAATCAAACGCTGTGCTCAAAGTCACAGTTGTGTACGTGATAGATGCCGAAGGTGTCCAGTACGCCACGCCAGCAGTTGCTGAGCTGTTTGTAGCAATCGGAGCCGTAGCGTTAGTCACCGTAACACCGCCAGCCGTGTAGCCTGTACCCGTCACCTCGTTGGTAGATGAGTAAGCTGTGGTAGCTGCGTTAACAGTAGCTGAAGTCAAATACAGCGCTGCCTTGAATGTATCGGCAGTAGTAGCCGCACGGATCGGAGCAGTGCCAAAGTTGTGAGTGGCCGTCATGAGTTCGCCCATGAACGAAGTGCACATTGATTGAGTATTTGCCATTTGTGGCTCCTTATGCAATTGATGCGGCTTCAGCAGCCACGTAAGTTAATGGTTTCTTCAGAGTCACATGGGCCGACCGGTGAACTAACTCACCCTCAAGCCAATACTCTACCCAAGTGGTGGTCTCATTGTCATTATCTACGACCCCTTCTTTTTTCTCAAGAAGAGAATCATCCATTTCGCCTTTGGTGGTAGTAACGATCAATTTGAACTCCTGATTAAAGCTGCCGTTGCAGTGTTGGCAGGCATTGTGATTGTGAAATTTGCAGATGTTTTGTCTGAACCAAAATCCAGCACGGCAATAGATTTATTACCCCGAGTCACGTTGTAGATCAAAGCACAACGAGAAGTTACGGATGCATTAAACACAACGTTATTAAAGTTAATGTAAGCCGTATACCCATCAGAGTTAAGCGTCACCCCGGTTAGAGTGACACCGCCCGCTACATAACCACCGCCAGTCACTTCATTGGTTGTAGAGTAAATGGTTGTAGCTTCGTTTAAATTTGCGTTTGCTGTGTACAAAGCAATCTTGAGCGTGTCCGTAAGCATGTTGTGAACAGCTTGGTACAGCTCCGTCTTGAAGCTTGTGGTTTGAGTTTGGACAATTGAACTCATGAAACTTGAACCCTAACCTGTCCATCTCGGTAGGCATCACCACGTTGCTTACCATCACCAAGGTTTTTATACAAAGCAATTGCCTGCATGTAACGCTCTTGAGCAAGGCCAATCATATCTGCCTCACCCTTCATGTAAACAAGAGCTTCACAGATCGTGCCGTACAGCAGTACAGAATCAAAGTTATCACCCAACCATGTAGTTCCAGCGGTAACGATAGACTCTGGGTAGTAGTAATAATGCAGCTCTGCAACGTAAGTTGCATTGGGTGTTGGGCCAACAATAAACGACAACTCGTTTGTAACCGTACCGCCAGTGACAGTAGGGCCGAACAGTGCGTAGTGCTTAGGCTCAGCCACATAAGATGACAGAGGATAAGCAGAGCGGATGAAGTTCACATCCTTGTTTAACAAGTACAAGTAGTCACCTTGAAAGGTCACCGAGCTTGAGACTGTGGTTGCGTTGTTCTCAGTCAAGTAGATTGTAGTTCCGCTAATGCTACGAACAACGGCATTAGTCCCAATACCTGAACCTGTAACTTGCTGGCCCACCGCAATACCTGTCGTAGATGCCACTACAATTGACTTTGCTCCGGCAGTGCCGGTAGCAGTTGTTGTGTTCTGCGGATATACCGCAAGGCTATATACAGAGAGGAAATCCTCTGGTGCAGACAAGTACTTGTTTGTTGAGGTAATCGTGCCTGTCACGTTCTTTCGCAAGTTGGCTGGCTGCGCAGTGTTATAGATGCGCTGCTCCGCCTGACGTATGAACGTATTCATATTGTCAGTTGGGAAAGAGTTCTCGCAGTAATCGCTTACCTGCGTGACAAGCTCGGTGTAGTTCATGCCATCGGGCCTCTACTCATAAAGCCTTTGGTAGCTGCTCCAGCGCCACGCATTTTGATACCAGTTGTCTTTGTTGCTGGCTGTGCACGGCGACTAATATTTCCAACAGACATATTGACGGTATTGGCATCGCTATGGTCAGGGCCAGAACCGGGATTTTCGGAAGCTTTAACAACTTTACCGGTCATGGTGTGAGGTGTGGCATAGACAGAAGCATCGCCAACTTCTTTACCCATTAATTTTTTGCTAAATGTAGCCATGATTAGCCTCGTTTCTGTGCGGCAATTTTTGCCAAGTTACGGCCCATAGACAACATATCGGCATTGGTTTTACCCTTACCTTTACCTTTTCCACCGTGCATCATTTTAGCAACGGGGCCGCTATCACCATAGTTTTTACCTTCGGTCTTGCCTTTTTTAGCAATACCGTCAGCTGATTTTGTAAATGCCATAATTAACTCCTTAAGATATTGATACTGTACCAACAAATGTTGTTGCCACCAAGTAGTTTGGTGTCAATCCTGCATCAAAAAACCTAGCTCCGCCAACAGGTGACCAGCCCCACTGAATGTCTCGTGAACCACCTGATGGATTGCCGCTTGCGTTTACACCCGAAGTCACATAAGTTGTGTCCTTGCGAGGGTTACGCAAAGCCTGTGGATCATCCACTGGAAACGTTCCAAGCATTAACTGCGGTTGATCTGGATCCCAACACTCAGGGCAAACCAACAACTCATACTTACGCTGCTTAATAATTTCATTCTTAAGCTTTTTGAGTTTAAACTGCTGGCCGCAGCGATCACATTCAGCAATCGCTATCTTGCCGGATGCGAAACGATTACCCATTATGTGTTACCTATGTACGTCTGACGAGGTACAAACCTAACAGCTGCTTTTTCTCGGTCTTCACCGGCTGCAGTCTCAAATGTCTCATCGTAAATCTGTTTTAACATCTGGATGCGGGGCATCAGCTCAGGTACTTTAACTGCGATGTGATAAGCCAATCCAGCCACCAAACATGGCAGGAAGCGGAAGTTCATATCAGATGTTTCCATACCTGCACCCGCATCCTGCACTCGCCTCAAGCGCCAGTACACGAATTGATAGGTGGTGGTGTTATCAGGTGTAGGCCATACAGTAATGGCAGGAAGCTGCGGGACAAAGACTGCTGTGCCATCTGCTTGAGCGGCGGCTGTAGTGTTGTTCTGACCACGATAAACACCGCCAAGAGTGTTACCTGATATGTAGGTATAGTAGATGTCTTCTGAGTTTAAACGAATAAATCCTGCTCCCGCTAACCCAACCACCGTGTTAAGCGTGATCGTTGTTGCCGTGGAGGTGATGGCTCCATCCAAGACTGCATTCGTTGGATTAGTTTGCCCAGAAAGCCTTTGAATCCAAACTTGGATTGGTCTTGCTTGACTGAGTTTGTTTGGGATTGTTGCATAGGTAGAAACACTAATACGAGTGATAGTTAAATCAGCTTGAGTAGAAGATGTATTAGCTCCTGTGCGGATAACGTGTTCTAACAGATCAATAGTATCTGTAGGCAGGGCATACGTAGCTAAACCCGGAGTTAGGTTGATAATACCCTGCTCCATAGTCCACATGTTGATACCTTTGTTCTGCCACTCAATGGTCATTAGGTTCATAGATCTGCGTGCTGTGCGCAAGTCATAACCTGAACGCATTTCCCGACCCGCACGCTCCCACGCTTCCTCGGCGATCTCCGTGAAGTCCATGTTGAACAGTGTGGTTCCGGTAGTGGTCATCTAAATCCTGCCGTTTTCTTTGCAATCGTTTTAGGTTGGGCTACAAACTGTTTGCCTGATGCCTTGCCAGCACGTTTGGCTTTGGTCGTAGCCGCATACTCTTGAGGAGACAATGACTTAATTGCTGCTTCAGGCAAATACCGCTCACCCGTCTTGCTTGACGGTTTACCAGACTTAGTGCGCCACTTTTGGTCGCCCCAGTCTTTAAGCGATTTCTGAGGAGCTTTCAATCTCTGTATCCTCCGCCAGCTTCCTTGTATTTCTTAGCTACAAGCTGAGCTTTACGAGCCGACCATTGGCCTGCGCCAGTACCGTGGGTTGCTGCGGCTTTTACTTGAGACACAATCCGCTTGCGCAGACTAGGCTTGGTGTAATTACCTGCGGCATTAACTTTTCCGCCTTCAGCGTACTGCGTGAAATCAGTGCTGTCACGGCGGGCTTTCTTCTTCCCGCCGGGCATCTTAGAGGGAGATATTGCTCCCATCCCACGGCTTGCCATCATGTCAGCACTTTCCGCCGTAGTTCATCTTGATCATTGTGCCTTTAGTTTTACCTTTAGTGGCACAACCATCTGCACGACTAGACGCAGAAGAAACAGAGCCACCTTTAGCAAACTTACTGCCGGGGAAGCTATTGTCAGGACGATCTGGTGAAAACACTTTTGGCTTTGGCTTTTGCGTAGTTTGTTTTGGAGCAGACCCGGGAGGTGTGTAACGAGGCGTTCTCATATCACGAGTGGCATCAATAGAATCTGCAGCTTCTTGTGCTGCTTTATCAGGAGAATCACCAGCGGTAGGATCTTTGGAAACACGACGCTTTAAACCACGCTCACGGTTTAGATAATCGCGCAAACTCATGCCGGATTCTTCTAATTCTTTCTTAGAAACAACTCGGTTCTTGGGCTTTTCAGATTTAGGAGCTTTTTCATTTTTTGGGCCAGCGCCCATAGATGAAGCAATGTCCATAGCTTCTTGGGAAGCATTTGCCTCCTCTAAAATAGAACCGCCATCTTCATAAAATCTACGTTTCATGTTAGCTCCTTAGCACTTGCCGCCACGTTTCATGGCAATCATTGTTCCTTTGGTTTTGCCTTTAGAAGCAATGCCATCAGGTGTTTTGCCAGTCTTTACAGCGCCCATCTTAGATGCAGCCATACCGCCACCAGCCAGTTTAGTCATAGAAGAACCTTTGTGCAAACGGCCTTCGTGTTTGTTTACGGCCTTCTGCATCATTTTCTTGTCCATTTTTACGTCTTCGTGTTTCATGTCGCCACCTTTAGAAAATTTACGGCCTTTGTCAGCCTCGTTAAACTCTTTACCCACAGACTGTGGGACGCCTGCTTTCTTAGCAAACGCTGGGTTGTTAGCCACCGCCGCCATGAAATTGTGTTGCTTCTTGCTTGTGCTTGGCATTACAGCACTCGACCCTTAGTCTTACCACGTTGGGCAATACCATCAGCGCGTTTAGAAGCGGAACCAACTTTACCGCCTTTATTAAATTTTTTAGACCAGCTAACTCCATACCCCTTACCAACTTTGGCGGGTGCTAACGTACCACCACCTAGAGGGATGCTTACAGCATCACGAAGACTTTTGCCAAGTGATGATGGCTCCCCAAAGTTTGGTGTGCCTTCACTTCTGGGTGGTGGTGATGGTGGTGGTGTAGGTGTTCCATTTGACATGATTAGTTATCCTTTTTGAATAAGCTGGTCAATTTTTGCTTCAAGTTTGTTAAAGCGCTGGTCAATGTGGTTTGTAATGCGGTCAACTTCTGCTTGAGTAACGTTATCACGGGCAACCTCCTCACGAGTTTTGTTCAACAGGATCGTGACACGAGCCAGTTCCCTGAACTTTTCGTTCATCATGTAGCCCAGCAATCCAATCACTAACGATAGGATGGCAGACCAAGCGGTATTTAGATCTAACAATTCCATGCCCTCAATGCTTTATTGATCCGTGAATCCGGGTCGTTTGCCGTCTTTGCACTTGTCAGTTTCTTCTTCATGCCACTCATCCTTGCACAGAAAGAGTCGCGCCGTGAGCCGCCTTCCGGCTGGGGAGGTTTCAAGTTCATGCCTTGCGCTTTCGCGGAGGCCCGACCCTTGGCGTTCAAGCCGCCCTTCTCGGACTTGCCTTCTTTCCTCTGCCATGCTGGACTCTTAGCCATAATAAACGTTCGCAGAAAGTAAGTTACTCATGGTCATGTAGATACCGTTTCTTACCAAAATCCCCTCACCGGGAATCAAAGCAAAATTACCAAAGGTATCACCTGCGCCAGTATCGTAAGTAGCAAGCCACAAAGATGCGTATGCCGCCGCTGTTCCGGCGACAATAGTTCCAGAGTTAATATCTGTCACTGTGAAAGTGTTTGCGCCAGTGCGTGTAACTGTGTAGTTACCGTTTGTGCCAGATGATCCGCTTGCTGTTGCAAACGTAAGCCCGACTACATTGCCAGTAACCAACCCGTGTGCGTTTCTGGTAACAGTGATAAGAGTACCCGCCCGCTCGTATGTAGCTGAGACAGGTGCTGTGGTTGTGTCAAAGATGTCTAGTGTTCCAGCCGTAGCTGTGCCAACCATAGATATACCTTTGAGCCTATTGCGACCCAAAACAACAAAACCTGAGTTGTTCAGGTGGCCCGATTTAACGTCAGTTTGCATCATAATCAATCTCCTTTAAAAAAGGGGCCGAAGCCCCTTGGGTTGATTAGGAATCTGCGAAAGGTGTAGCGACAATGCCGGAACCAATAACGTTTCCAGTCACCATGTACTTATCAGCAGCAATTGCCACGATTTGAATCCATGTGCCAGCAACGCCGCCGGTGGTTGTACCGTTCAAGTTAATGAAGTCGTTAGACGAACCGTTAGCAGAGAAGGCAACTACAGCGCCAGATGAGTCTGAATCAATAGAAATAATAGCGCCAACATACAAATCGCCAGAACCAGAAGTTGTACCAATCTTCAATGAACTTGTAGAGATGGTGGTAGGAACCCAGATCGTGTAAACAACGCCTTCGTTGTTAGCTGTGCTTGGGTCTTGACCGGGGCCAGATGTAACAGAGTTTGTTGAAACGTTAATTGCTGGCAATGTCAAAGTGACTGCTGCAGCCAAAGAACCACCAACAGCGATGATACGACCGCCGTGAGCTTCTGGGCTTAATGTGGTGCTTGTGGTGATGTCAACAACAGTAGCTGGACCTTGTTGATAAATGCCGCCCAATGAACGAACTGGGCCTTGAAACGTAGTGCGTGCCATGATGTATTCCTTACATGCAAGTTGGGGTGTTCTGTCTGCATGTCGTCAGCCGGGACTGTCAGAACACCGGATAAGCCCGGATTACTATGTTTATACCACTACGTTTAAACCAATGCAACAAAAAAGGGGCCGAAGCCCCTTCTTTTTTTTGAACCTATTAGGCTCCGGGTGAACCGAAGATGCCCAAAGGATCAGACACGCCGAAGCTGTAACGCTCACGGGCTTTGTAACGAACGTTACCTGTGTCAAAGTCACCGTCCATGCTGGTAGACATGGGAGTGCGGATGAAGTGCTTCAAACCGTTAGGCACATCAGTCAACAGGAACCAAGCATTGGTGTCTGTCAAGTAGTGGTTAACGCAGTAGCCATCAGGGATAGAACCGTTGTTCTTCAATGCGTTGATGTCATTGTCGGCAGTAGAAACACGGAGTTCGGTTTCAAGCAGACGAGTGGCAACGAATTGCAGAGCAGGTGGAATCACCAACTTTTTAGGTTTGGCGGCGATAAGCAAGCTACGCTCATCTGTCCAAGCAGCGATCTGAATGACGGCATTCTCAAGAGAAGTCTCGTTCAAGTCGGCAGGAGTAGATGGAGTGTTACTGTTAGTACCACCGGAGACCAATGGGTGGGCAGTGTTACACAAAGTAACGCCGTCACCGTAAGTCACGCCAGAGCCAGAAAAAGCGTTGTTCAGGACGAAAGCGGCCTTAACTTGCTTTGTGTAAGCCATACCACGGGCCAGAGCCTTGGTATAACGTGAAGACAGGCTGTCGTACAAGTTATCTTCCACAGCTTCCTCTGTGATGGCAAAGCCCATCGCAATGGTTTCGTGGGTGTAACGTGCAGTGAAAGCTTCCTGCGCATTGTCATAAGCGATGGCAGCGCCCTCGTTTTTAACAGGTGCGGCAGCAAAGCCAGACAGCTTTGTCTCTTCTTCAAAGCTACGCTCAGATGATTCTGTTTCGTAGATTTCTTTGTGCTCTTCGCCGTATTTAGCGTACTCAAGACCGAACAATGCGTTCAAGCCGGGGAGTAATTCTTTGAGCAGTTGTGCGCGTGAAATAGCCATGATTTAGCTCCTTAGATGCCAACGGCGTTAGTGAAAGCGGAAGCGCCGGGATTGAACTTAACAAACACTTCAGTGAAGCTGTCAGTCAATGGGGAGGCAAAACCAATAATCTTGAACGCAGCGGCAGTAGTAACTACTGTGCTTTCCAAGGCGCTGGTAGAGTTACCTGTACGGGTAGAACCTGTAGAAGTAGACTGAGCAGCAGCAAAGAAAGTGTTTGCGCCAAGGGCGGCTTGAGTAACTTGGCCATCCAATTGAGCTTGGAAAGTCACGTTAGGGTCAGTGATCACGTATGCAGTCACCACGCCGGTTGTGCCGGAGGGGTAGTACTGACCGTAAATCTGCTGGCCTTGTGCGTTGATGTATGAAGCACCAACAAAAACGCCCCAAGCACCAAGACTAGAACCACCAAGGTTATTGGTAGTTAAATCTTCGCCGGTAGCGGTACATAAAGCGATATAACCGTCTGCATTAATGAGAACAGCTTGTCCATAAAACAAGTTGGACGCAAGACCTGCGGGGTTAATCAGGAACTGACTCGTAGCGCCAGCATAAGGCATGCCGTCGTTACGGTTGATGGGGCGTAGCCCATAGGGAGCATTGGTAGTTGACATTTAAGTCTCCAAAAAAATTAAGTACCTTTTCCGAAAGTGACCGTGGACTTACGTTCTTTGAACATAGGCATCCT